AATGGAGTGGAACTACGAAGGATTTATTGATGAGCACGGAAGCCCAGTCTTCAATACTCCGGATCATGAAGTCTTCGATCCACATGGGGAATTAATAGACATAGGCGTTATAGACAGTTGGCAAAATGAAGCTGACGGTTTAAAAGGTGATCAAGATGCTTTGAACGAATTTTATAGACAGTTTCCGAGAACTACTGAGCATGCATTTAGGGATGAAACTAAGAACAGTATATTTAACTTAGTAAAACTATACGAACAAATAGATTACAACGAAGAAATGTCTAGAACATTAGGTATTACTAAAGGTAATTTTCAATGGGTTAACGGTGTTAAAGATTCAACAGTAATATTTTATCCAGATCCTAAAGGTAGGTTTAAAGTAAGCTGGGTACCACCAACAAGTATACAGAACAAAGTTGTAATTAAAAATGGTGTTAAATGGCCCGGCAACGAACACATGGGTGCTTTTGGTTGTGATAGTTACGATATATCAGGAACTGTAGATGGCGTAGGTTCTAAAGGTGCTTTACACGGACTCACAAAGTTTAGCATGGAAGACGCACCCGCTAATACATTTTTCTTAGAGTATCTAGCTAGACCTCAGACCGCAGAGATGTTCTTTGAAGACGTTCTAATGGCTTTAGTATTTTACGGGATGCCTTTACTTGCAGAGAACAACAAACCTCGTCTATTGTATTATTTACGAAGACGTGGTTACAGAGGATTTAGCATGAACAGGCCAGATAAAATATGGAATAAATTATCTGTAGCCGAAAAAGAAGTAGGTGGTATACCTAACTCAAGTGAAGATATAAAACAAGCTCACGCCGCTGCAATTGAAATGTATATTCAAGATCACGTAGGCATGGCACAAGATGGTACTTTTGGTAATTGTTATTTTAATGAATTACTAAATGACTGGGCAAAGTTTGACATCAACAAAAGAACAAAGCATGATGCATCTATAAGTTCTGGTTTAGCTATCATGGCAAACAACAGACATTTGTATAGGCCAAATGCTAAAATAGAAAAACCAAAACTAAATATAAGTATTGCTAAGTACACTAACAAAGGCAGTACATCTAAATTAATTAATAAATAAATATGGTTGTAAAAAGTTATTTTCCTTCTCAAGTCGTAAGCGATGTGGAAAAAATGAGCTATGATTATGGTTTAAAAGTAGCTAAGGCTATTGAAGCTGAATGGTTTCATACTGATAGAGGCTCTAATAGATATAAAACTAATCATAATAATTTTCACAATTTAAGATTATATGCCAGAGGTGAGCAATCAATACAAAAATACAAAGATGAATTATCTATTAACGGTGACTTATCTTATCTTAATTTAGACTGGAAACCAGTACCTATTATACCTAAGTTTGTTGATATAGTTGTAAACGGTATTGCAGAAAGAACGTATGATATAAAAGCTTATTCACAAGATCCTTATGGCGTTAGCCAAAGAACAGAGTACATGAACTCTATAATTAGTGATATGCAAACTAAAGAGTTGAATGACTACGTTGAGCAAGCTTTTGGAATTGATCTTTATGAAAACGATCCTGAAAAACTACCACAAACTCAAGAAGAGCTAGACCTTCACATGCAGCTAACATACAAGCAGTCTGTAGAAATAGCAGAAGAACAAGCTATTAATGTTTTATTAGAAGGTAGTGATTACGAGTTGATAAAGAAAAGATTTTACTACGACTTAACAGTATTGGGTATTGGAGCGGTTAAAAGTAGTTTTAACACATCTGAAGGTGTTGTAGTTGATTACGTTGATCCAGCTGATTTAGTTTATTCATATACAGAATCACCTTATTTTGACGATGTGTATTATGTTGGTGAAGTAAAGTCTATACCTATAAACGAACTTGTAAAACAATTTCCACATTTAAAACACGAGGATTTAGAAGATATAGTTAAAAACAAAAACTACCATAAAACAAATTATAATCAAGGTTATAGTTACAGTGAGCAAGATACTAACAAAGTTCAAGTTTTATATTTTAACTATAAGACGTATATGAACGAGGTTTATAAAGTTAAAGAAACAGGTAGTGGTGCTGATAAAATACTAGCAAAAGATGATACTTTTAATCCACCTGAAGATGCTGATAACTTTGGTAAATTACACAGGTCAATAGAGTGTTTATACGACGGTGCTATTATCTTGGGTAGCGACAAATTGTTAAAGTGGGAAATGGCTAAAAACATGATGAGACCTAAAAGTGATTTTACTAAGGTTAAAATGAACTACGCTATGGTTGCGCCTCGCATGTACAAAGGTCGTATAGAATCTTTAGTACAGCGTATAACTGGTTTTGCTGATATGATACAGCTTACGCATTTAAAACTACAGCAAGTATTATCACGCATGGTTCCAGATGGTGTTTATTTAGACGCTGATGGTTTAGCTGAAATAGATTTAGGTAATGGTACAAACTATAACCCACAAGAAGCTTTAAACATGTTCTTTCAAACAGGTTCTGTTATTGGACGAAGTTTCACTTCTGAAGGTGATATGAACCCAGGTAAAGTACCTATTCAAGAAATACAATCAGGTTCTGGTGGTAATAAAATGCAGGCTTTAATTGGTAATTACAACTACTATTTACAAATGATAAGAGATGTAACTGGTCTTAATGAAGCTAGAGACGGTACAATGCCAGATAAAAATGCTTTAGTTGGCGTGCAAAAGCTAGCTGCTGCTAATAGCAACACAGCGACAAGACATATATTACAATCAGGTCTGTTTTTAACAAAAGAAGTTTCACAATGTTTATCTCTTAGAATATCTGATATTATAGAGTACTCACCAACAAAAGATGCTTTTATACAGCAAATAGGTGTTCACAACGCCGCTACACTTGAAGAAATGTCAAGCTTACACTTATACGACTTTGGTATATTTATAGAATTAATGCCTGATGATGAAGAAAAAGCAATGCTTGAAAACAATATACAAATGGCATTGCAACAACAAACTATAGATCTTGAAGATGCTATTGACGTTAGAGAAATTAAAAACGTTAAGCTTGCAAACCAAATATTAAAAATACGTAGAAAGAAAAAGCAAGAAAGAGATCAAATGGTTGCACAGCAAAATATACAAGCACAGTCACAAGCTAATATACAAGCGCAACAAGCTTCTGCAGAGTTAGAAGTACAAAAAGCTCAAGCTATGGTGCAAACAGATATGCAGCTTGAGCAAATGAAAGCTCAGCTTGATGCACAGAAACAAGCGCAAGAAGTTGAATACAAAAAACAACTTATGGAGTTAGAGTTTCAAATGAATATGCAGCTTAAGCAATTAGAGACTGAAAACTTAAATACAAAAGAAAAACAAAAAGAAGATCGTAAAGACGAAAGAACAAGAATTCAAGCAACTCAACAAAGTGAGATGATTGAGCAAAGAAAAAGTGAAAAACCACCTAAAAACTTTGAGTCTGCAGGTAATGATACTATAGGAGGCGGATTTGATTTAGGCGCGTTTGATCCTAGATAAAAATTATTAATTATTATTATATTATATTATGGCTAAAAAGAAAACAAAAGAAGTAGTAGAAAAGGCTACTGAAGACAACGTAACGAAAGTTGATCTTAAACAAACAAAACAAGAAGATGATAATATCATCAAAGTAGATTTAAGTAAACCACCAACACCAAAAAAAGATGAAACTACAGAAAAAGTTGCAGAAGATAACACTGACAACGACAGAGTGGTTGAGCTCGTTGAAGATGCCGACACCACAGAAAAACAAGAAGAAGTACAACCGGAAGCTGAAGCACAAGAGGCTCCAGTATTAGAAGAAGTTACTGAAGAAGAGGTTAAAGAGCAAACAGAAGAGCTAGCTGAAGAAGTTGTAGAAGCTGTTGCTGAAGCTCAAGAAACTGGTAAAGCAATACCAGAAAATTTACAAAAAGTTGTAGATTTTATGGAAGACACTGGTGGTACTTTAGAAGATTACGTACGACTTAATCAAGACTTTTCAGATTATGATGATAAAGCTTTGTTAAGAGAGTACTATAAAAATACTAAATCACATTTAGATAGTGATGAAATTGATTTTCTTATTGAAGAAAACTTTTCATATGATGAAGAGATTGATGAGGAAAGAGATATTAAAAAGAAAAAAATAGCGTTAAAAGAGCAAGTTGCCAACGCTAAAAGCCACCTAGACGGGCAAAAGTCTAAGTACTATGAAGAAGTTAAAGCTGGAAGCAGGTTAACACCTGAAGCCAAAAAAGCTATGGATTTCTTCAATAGATACAACAAAGAGTCGGAAGAGACTAATAAAATAGCGGAAAAACAAACTAACACTTTTAAATTAAAAACTAAAGAAGTTTTTAACGATAAATTCAAAGGTTTTGAATACAACGTCGGAGATAAGAGATATAGGTTTAATGTGAAAAATGCTAATGAGGTTAAAGAAACCCAAGGTGATATTAATAATTTTGTCAAGAAGTTCTTGAATAAAAATAATGAAATGTCAGATGCTAAAGGTTATCATAAATCTTTATTTACAGCAATGAATCCCGACGCTATTGCTAATCACTTTTATGAACAAGGAAAAGCTGATGCTATGAAAGATAGTGTTGCTAAGGCTAAAAACGTAAGTATGAATCCTAGGCAATCATTTTCTAATGATAACACAAGTGGACCTAAAATAAGAGTGCTTAACGATGACACTTCTCCAACTTTTAAATTTAAAATCAAAAATAAATAACTAATTTAAAATTAAAAAATTATGTCAATAATTTCAGGTGGTAATTTAAACAGCGTTCCTGCTACACAACAGCAGACTTTCGCTACAAATTACTTAGACTTTACGGGTACTGCGAACTCGTGGGGACAACAATATTTACCGGACCTAATGGAAAAAGAAGCTGAAGTTTTCGGACCGAGAACTATTTCAGGATTTCTTTCACAAGTTGGGGCTGAAGAGGCTATGTCTGCTGATCAAGTAGTATGGTCTGAACAATCAAGGTTACATATATCATATACTGGTAACATGAAAAACACTAACGTGTTTGAAGTTACTAAAGACATTGATGGTAACGCAATAACAACAACTCACGCTGTTAGACTTAACGATACAGTTATAATTGCAAACGCTAATGGTGTTTTCAAAGGTATTGTACAGTTAATTTCTGGTGCTGATATTACAGTTGGTACTTACAACGCTGGTGATATAGCTCAACTTACAACTGCTGATGCTTCAACTATATTAGTTTATGGTTCTGAGTATGGAAAAGGTACTGGTTACTATAGCAACGCTTCTGGTCTTACTCCAACTTCTGTAAACAATGAAAGACACTCAGCAAACGAGCCTAAGTTCAAAACTTTTACTAACAAGCCAATTATCATGAAAGATTTCTATGAAGTATCAGGTTCTGATAC